CTAACTTTCGTGTCGACTATTTCTAGTCGGGTTGCTGGCTATTCACCAGCACAGCGGTTTCCCACTGCTGCCAAGACAGTCTAACTCCGTTAGATAGGCTGTCGGTCGGGATGTAGTCCCAAAAAGGACAACATCGTAGCTTCCGATAATATAATCGATGACTATGCCTAGTCATTATAATATTATCTCTCAACTCGCCAAAAAGGAACGACATATAGAGTCCGTGAGGATTCCATATGAGATCCTTAAAACCTCTCGGGAAACGGATAGTCCCGTCACCAATTCTATATACAGTAGGACGCCTAGCCCAACTTGGAAACAAGAAGGACTGGTTTCTATCGTACCTAGGTTTGATGAGACGAGATGGGACACGTATACCTGAATCTAGTGGAGACTCAAACGGAACAAACACGCGAAAACGTGGATGTAACGCCCGGGTCAACATTCGAATAGTATTCCGCAAGGGAATACCGGTATATGCGCTCCATTCGTTTAAAAGGTTTATGGCGACCAAGTAGTCAAACGGAAGGTCGAGTCTTTTAACAAAGACTGGACGAACTGGTTGGCCATGAAACCAATCAGCCCCGCAAGACTCTCGGAAAGCACCTTCATAGAAGGTCTTGTTCGGGTTGACCTTAAAGTTGAAGAGCCTGAGGGAACGAATCACATTTCTAGCTAGGTAGCTAGAGCATATGATATCGTCTCCAAAGACACTAAACTCGGAGTCAATTAAACCACGACCATAGACGGTTATGGTTGCTCGAACAATAGCACTGAAGATTATGGTCTGCAGTGGGAATGTAAAACCATTACCCATTGTAGAGATCATAAACAACGGTACAGTACTGTTCCCAATCCTCGCACTAGGTGAACGAAGCGTCAACAGTAGGTCAAAAACCCACTGAGGAAGCAAAAGTTCACAAAGACGCAAGGATATGGAATCAGATGCGGAACTAAGATCAATGGTAGCAAAACTACCATCCTTAGAACCTAACTGTGCCAGCCGCCGATTCACATTGGGCTGTTGACTCAGATCTATTCGAAAATAGGTCTTAAGTCGAGACTCAAGGTGAGCAGCGAGACCGAGCTGAAAATACATATTCAGGCTCGGTTCGATGCAAATCATGCGACTAGTGCTGCTTGTTTTGGGAACGAAGCTACACCGGCTACCACTAACTACGGACGGAAGTCCGTACTTCTCGTAGCGGTTGGCTTCCGCTTCGGAGAAGGACGGTATCCACTCAGCGTAGTCCTTGTACTCCTCGTACAAGTACAGCGATGTAGTAGTCAAAGGGGAGGAAAAGTACTTACTGTAATAGGAAGTACCGTTCGACCCAACATTGACTCCCGGACCAGGCCTAGCTGACTTAAGAATGTCAGAATAGGACTGAATCAGGGGTTCACCACCAGGATGGAAGAAATTATCGAGCTCCTTTTGGATCTCTCCAAGAAG